CCAGGAACTAATGTAAGCAACATCTCTATCGGTGATCTGACTTTTGTTGGAACTGCTAATGTAGCCGTCAGTGGCAACGCAGTTACATCAAGCCTTGGTAGTATGACACCAAAGGCAGCTGCGGACGTGGCTGTCACCACTAATTTAGCAGGAACCGTAGGAGTAGGATCTGTGACCATCGTGGCCAAAGCAGTAGAGGTTCTAGGCACTAACTTATTAACGTCTTCTGTTAACGGACCAGGTGTTGTTACTTGGAATGATATTAACGTAAATGCAAGTCAAACATGGACAAACGTAGAAACATAATATAAATTTGGAGGCACTATGGCATCAACATTTTCAACATCACAAAAATTTGAATTAATCACCACCGGTGAAAAAGCAGGTCTATGGGGAGCTACAACTAACACCAATCTACAATTAGTAGAAGAAGCTGTAGGTGGTTACTTATCTTTAAATGTAGCATCTTCAGATCAAACTTTAACAATCGCTAATGGCGCTTCGTCCAATGGACGAAATATGATTATAAAGTTTACCGGCACTTTAGCTGGTAATAGAAGTGTTACTGTTCCCGACTCTATAGAGAAGATGTACTTAATAGAAGACGGTACATCAAGAAGCACAAGTGATTATACCTTAACTTTTAAAACAGCGTCTGGCACAGGTGTAACAATGCCAGTGGCCTCAAAGATGGTTGTCTATTCTGATGGCACAAACATTGTTCAACTGTCAGTAGAAAAGGGTTATCACTCTATTGATAGAAACTACACAGCCGTTAACAATGATCAATTGATTATAGACACGAGCGCCGCGGCTAGACAAGTAACATTACCAGCATCTCCTAGTGTGGGCAACGAAGTTACCTTTATCGATGCGAAAGGTTCTTTTGGTTCTAACAATTTAACAATCGCAAGAAATGGTTCTAACATATTAGGGTCTGCATCTAATCTAGTCGTATCAACAAATGGCTCTGCATTTACACTAGTTTTTTTAAACTCGACTCGTGGTTGGGCGTACAAAGATAAAATCTAAGGAGAGTAAATGGCTCTCATTACCTTAGACTTTCTACCAGGCATAGACAAACAAGACACCACCAAAGGTGCAGAACGTCGTTTTGTAGATTCTAATAATGTGCGCTTTCGATATGGACTACCTGAAAAGGTAGGGGGTTGGTCCTCTCTTTTAACAGATAAGATAGTAGGTGTTGTAAGAAACCAACACCCATTTACAGATTTAGATGGCAATAGGTACGTGGCCCTCGGAACGGATAAGTTTTTACTACTATACTTTGAAGGTCAACTGTTTGACATTACACCTATTAGAAGTTCTTTGACATCATCGACGATGGCAACCTCAAACACATCAACCTCTGTCACAATTACAACAAGTTCTGCTCATGGAGCAAAAGCTGGTGACATTGTGCAATTAGATAGTGTTACTTTACCCAGCGGCACAGGTCTTAGTGCATCTAATTTTGAAGACGTTAAGTTTCAAATAATCACAGCTCCTAGTACAACAACTTTTACAATCACATCAACTGCCGCTGCTACAGCCACAGTTTCTACAGGTGGATCAATGACATGTAAGTTTTACGAGACCGTTGGCCCAAGAGAGCAAACGTATGGTTATGGTTGGGGTGTTGGCAACTGGGGTGGCACTGTTGATTCTGCAACAGCAACAACAGTCAATGAAGAGTTAGACGCATCAGAAACAACTATCACATTAACAGATGCCTCTGATTTTCCTAGCTCAGGCACTATCTTGGTAGACTCAGAACTTATTTCATATTCTGGTAAATCATCTAATGACCTAACTGGTTGTACAAGAGGAGCATCTGGAAGCACCGCAGCAACACATAGTAATGGCGCTACAGCAACCGACGCATCAGACTTCGGTGGTTGGGGCGTGGCTGTCAAAGCAGATCAAGTAGAACTAGAACCAGGTCTTTGGTCTTTAGATAACTTCGGTCAAGTATTGGTCGCTACTGTTGCAAACGGAAAAACTTTTACATGGAACGCCGGAGCCACAAGCGCAACATCCAATAGAGCATCAACAAGCACTTCTAGCTTTTCTACTTCTAATAACCCTACTGCATCAAGAGCTACATTGATATCACCTACAACAAGACACTTAATACACTTTGGAACAGAGACAACGATAGGAACAACTAGCACACAGGATGATATGTTTATCAGATT